ATAAAGTCAGGTCATCGCGGAACTGTTGAAATATCAAAAGAAAAAATTAAAAGTTCCTTGTTCACTAATGGCTCATATACTTTTGTTGGAGACAAAATAGTAGCTATCGCTTCAGCTAAAATCGAATTCATAGAATTTATCGATTAATCTCTTTAAGCAACTCTGCAACTGCTCGCAACAGTTCAGGGTTGTTTCTTGTTTCTAAATTACTGTTTGCATGTTTTAGTAAATTGAGTTTTAATTTACTTCTTTCTTTAGCGATTCTAAATTTTTGTAACATTTGTTGAACCTCCTTTTAAGATGTTTGTTTAAATTTCAAATTGACTAACGTCAACACCATATTTAATTGCCATATTCTTAATCACTGAAATGTAAATCTCAATCAATCTAGGTTCATCAGTAATCACATCTAATTTTGACAACTTGTTAATCTGTGTCTTCGTCGCACCGTTCGCTAGCATTTTGCCTTTGCGGTTCTGCATACGGATTTTTAAATTACAACGTCCTTTTTCTTCTAATGCTTTGTAAGCTTCAGACTTAACTTTTTGGTGCATTGCTCCGCCACCTAAATGTTGCGCAATCGCAGACAACATTTTGTTTGTGTCGTTACGCCAGTTTTTCGTTTCGATACCGACAATGTGACGAATACCTGTGATTTCTTGTTGCATTTGTTGGTTAAACTGTTCTTGGTCTTTTTGCGCTTTGAACATCATTTCTAATGCTTGCATTGGTGTTTGTGGTACATTAAGTTGTGCTTGTTGTTTAATGTGTTCATCCATTTTGTGAAACGCATCTACATAAGTAGCTGTGAACAATATGCCTTTACTACCTGTCATCTTGTTTGCCACTATGTCGCAACCTTTTTTGGTTAATAAGTAGTGTTTAGTCTGACGATTGTTTGCACCTAAATAAGTTGATTCTACGAAGTAATCATCAGGGCTCAACTTTGAGCTTTGCAAAATTACACTTCTATAATTTTTAATATCTCTGATTAAATTTTTATGTTCCTTACCCACCATTTCTGCTACTTCTCTACTATCTACGTAATGCGTCTCGTTCTGTTCTACTATTTGTAATTCTTGCATTTGGGCTTCCTCCTTAAGTTTTTATAACCTTTCGTTCTTTTTCGGGAACGTCCGATGTAAAAAAAATATCTAAGTTGTTGGTCTCAAACCCTAATATCTTAGCCATTTTGATAAATTCATTAGCGCCTATGTCTACTAATCCATTCTCTCGCTTGGCATATGGTGTTCTTGTTTTCCACCCCATTAAATGAGCCATTTCGTCTTGAGTTATACCACAAGCGATTCTTTCAGCTCTCAATCTTTTTAAATCGAGTATCATGTTGTCACCTCCTCGTTCTCGTTAGAGAACTGTATATAATTTAACATGTCCCGTTCTCATTCGTCAACACTTTTTACTCAAAAAAATTCATAAAGTTTTTTTCTACTTATATATTGTATTCAATTGGGAACGGTGTTATAATCTAATCGTTCACATATAAGAACAAATATTTTATTCAGGAGATACTTAAAATGAGAAACAATGATGAAATAATCACAATAATCAAAACATCTATGAAAGAACAGAATTTATCACTTAGTGAATTGGCTCGTCGTGTAGGAGTTGCTAAATCTGCTGTGTCACGTTATTTAAATTTAACGAGAGAATTTCCATTAAATAGAGCAGAAGATTTCGCAAAAGCGCTTAGTATCAGCACAGAATATTTACTTGGTTTTGAAAAAAGTGAACAAAAACAAGAAGAACCACAGCACCGTGCAGCTCATTTAGAAGGAGAATTAACTGATGACGAGTGGCAAAGAGTTTTAGATTATGCAGATTATATAAGAAGTAAACGTAAGTAAAGGATGTATCAGATGGGATTATATGAAGAAACTTTAATACAACATGATTATATTGAAGTAAGAGAGGCTGATGTACTTCCAGATAATTTAGACGGGGTATGGTTAGGAGATTTAATTTTAATAAAGCGTGGTTTATCAGATAGAGAAAAGGCAGGAATTCTCTTCGAAGAATTAGCACATAATAAACTTACATACGGTGATATAGCCGATTACTCGAAATTCAACAATCGCAAGTTCGAAAATTACGCAAGACGACACGGCTTTATCTCAGCTGTACCGCTACGCGAAATTGTAGAAGCTTATAATTATGGCGTACGCAACTTGTATGAGTTGTCTGAGTATCTACAATTAAGCGAAGAATACATATTAGAAGCGATAGAACAATATAAAAAGATATATGGTATTGGAACTCACTATGGCGAGTATTCGATTACATTTGAGCCGTTGAGAGTTTTTAAATTGCATCATATTGATTAACAGCGCCTATGTGGCGCGAGGAGGATGAGGGATGGAAGAGAACGCACCTTTAGAAACAGCAGTTAATAATTTTAAAAAGATTCAAAATAGCGAGATTTACAAATTTAAATATATGAATTCATGGTGTCTTGAATATTCAGAGTTTTTATTGGATGAAGTTAGATTGTTAAAAGAAAACAAAAGTTACACCAGATATAAAAAAGGCACTATAATTTATGTAAAGTTAGGTGTTAATGTTGGCAGAGAGTTTTCTGGAAACCATTTTTGTATGGTACTTAATAATCACGATTCAAATAAAAATCCAATATTAACGGTAGTTCCACTTACATCTTCCAGAAGTAAATTCAATGTGCATATCGAAGAAGATTTGTTACCTTTAGTATTGGAAAAAATGGACGTAACGGGTAAGGATTTAGCTAAAAAAATCATGAACAATCTTGAAAAGGTGTCAAAAGCAGAAAACCCATACGATCAAAAATTACTTGATGAAAACAAATCGCTGAATGACGACTTCAAAAAATATTCGAAGGTTCGCAAAAGATATGAGCGATTCAAGTATAAAAAGACCTATGCTAACGTTTTAAATATCACTACAATCAGCAAGGATAGAATATCGAAAATTAATAGGTATGACCCTGCCGGAGAAATATCATATTCAAAAGAAACAGTAGATAAAATTGAAAATAGTATAAAAATTAGATTTCTTAGTTAAATCGCTTGAACTACACTCTCTTTGATGGTATATTACATATATACAAAACAAGCCGCTGAAATATTTGCGGCAAGCTTCAAATTAGACAAGTCGCTGAAATATTTGCGACATGAGAGGGTGCATCTGCGCTCTCTCTTTTTTTATACAATTTTCACGGGTAGCCCGCCTACCCTTATTATTTTTTGCCAATTTTGAGGAGGGAGCACATGAAAGTAGCAATTTATACTAGAGTGAGTACACTTGAACAAAAAGAAAAAGGACACTCTATCGAAGAACAAGAAAGAAAATTAAGAGCTTACAGCGACATAAACGACTGGAAAATTCATAAAGTATATACTGACGCTGGATACTCCGGAGCTAAAAAAGACAGACCCGCTTTACAAGAAATGTTGAATGAAATAGATAATTTTGATTTGGTTTTAGTCTATAAACTAGATCGATTAACTCGAAGTGTTAAAGACTTACTAGAGATACTAGAATTGTTTGAGAATAAAAACGTGTTGTTTAGGAGCGCAACAGAAGTATATGACACAACTTCTGCTATGGGACGTTTGTTCGTAACATTAGTAGGTGCTATGGCAGAGTGGGAGCGTACTACAATTCAAGAGCGTACTGCAATGGGTCGACGCGCATCAGCTAGAAAAGGGTTAGCTAAAACTGTCCCTCCTTTCTATTACGACAGAGTAAACGATAAATTTGTGCCTAATGAATATAAAAAAGTATTACGATTTGCAGTAGAAGAAGCGAAAAAAGGTACTAGTTTAAGAGAAATAACTATAAAATTGAACAACTCTAAATACAAAGCACCCTTAGGTAAAAACTGGCACAGATCAGTTATAGGCAATGCTCTAACGAGTCCGGTAGCTAGAGGTCATCTTGTTTTCGGTGACATATTCGTCGAAAACACCCACGAAGCTATTATAAGTGAAGAAGAATACGAAGAAATAAAATTAAGGATAAGTGAAAAAACTAACTCTACAATCGTAAAACATAACGCTATTTTCAGAAGTAAACTATTATGTCCAAACTGTAACCAGAAATTGACTTTAAACACAGTCAAGCATACGCCTAAAAATAAAGAAGTTTGGTATTCTAAACTATACTTTTGTTCTAACTGCAAAAATACTAAAAATAAAAATGCATGTAACATCGACGAAGGCGAGGTTTTAAAACAATTTTACAATTATCTAAAACAATTTGATTTAACATCATATAAAATCGAAAACCAACCTAAAGAAATAGAAGATGTCGGCATCGATATTGAAAAGTTGCGAAAAGAACGCGCTAGATGTCAAACACTTTTTATAGAAGGTATGATGGATAAGGATGAAGCTTTTCCAATAATAAGTCGTATTGACAAAGAAATACATGAGTATGAAAAGCGCAAGGATAATGATAAGGGTAAGACTTTTAACTATGAGAAGATTAAAAATTTCAAGTATTCATTGCTAAACGGCTGGGAATTAATGGAAGATGAGTTAAAAACTGAATTCATAAAGATGGCAATCAAAAACATTCATTTTGAATATGTAAAAGGAATTAAAGGGAAGCGCCAGAACTCATTGAAGATTACGGGTATAGAGTTTTATTAA